TCTTTCATTCATACCGGATTCTGGAGGAAGTCAAACTCCCCGGAAGTACACCTTCACACCGCAAGGGTGTGCTTTTCCTAGATTTTTTGATCCCCCAAATTAAACTAGCAGTAGAAGTTCATGGACAGCAGCACTATGAGTTCTGTCCATTTTTCCACAAGAGCAAAGCAGATTTTGTGTTGGCAAAAGCCAAGGATGAGGATAAAATAGAGTGGTGCGAATTGAACAAGGTTGACCTTGTAGTGTTGAAATATTCTGATACAGATGAGCAGTGGAGAGAACAAATTGAAAACAGCTAAAGAAACCATTGAAGATTTTGTTGCAAAGCTAGACGAGTTCTTTAACGAAACAAATACCAAGTTCGCCAGCTTTCATGAAGAGTTCTTGCTATATGCGGACATGTCGCAAGAAAAGATGAAGCAGCTAAATCAAGAAGAATTATTTGACGCTGCATACATGCTGTATGGCTATGCCTCTTATATCCAAGACCAAATTAATAGGCAGAAAGTTGTACACGACCTATGCCACGACCAGCTACAGAAATTGGTGGCAAAACACAACGATGAATTTAGCCCGTACACAAAGCATGAAGCCAAAATGCAACTTATCGTAGTGAATAATGAATATGCTAATGTCATAGATGGGTACAGACAAATAGCTGGTGCTAGAATACAAGAGCTTGACGGCAAGGTTTATGAACTCAAGCGTAAAGCAGATATACTAACAGAGAAAGGTAAGAGATTATGAGCATGAAAGATTTTGTTGATACTTTAACTGATGAGCAAAAAGCTGCTCTAATGAAAGCTTTGGGAGCAAGTGAAAATAAGAATGAGGCGTCAGAAAATTTTGCTACACAGGAACCAGAAGAAGAAGTGCCAGAAATGCCAAACGATTTCACCATGAAGCGAAGTAAAATTAATACCATGAAGCAAAACGGTAGACGAGAAAAAGTCCAAGCTTCCCAAAACCAATGGGTTGATAATGGTAACGATCATAAAGATATCAAAACGCCAAACACAATGAGGACGCCACGAAATAGAAAACCGCCAAAAAAGAAAAGTGTCGTGTGCCATGTTTGTGGAAAGAAGCAAGAAGTTCATGCCAACCTTGTTTATGGAGAGTTCTATAGATGTGATAGGTGTACTGGTTAATGTCTGAACAATTAAGTGATATTGGTGCAGAAAGAGCAGTCCTAGCTGGCTTAATGCAGCATGGGATAGACTGCTATGTAATGATATCAGATATTATCAGCGATGATACATTTGTAAATGCTAATAACCAAGTACTATATAAATGTCTTCGTTTAATTATTGAGAGTGGCAACAGTGTAGATATACCATCTATATTGGCAGCAGCAAAGTCTCTGAATGTCATTGACGTAATCAATACAAAACAAGAACTATCATACATTAACAACCTACAGAATTTCTCTGTTAATAAAGATAACGTATTAAGCTTTGCCGCTCAGATAAAGAAATTTGAATTTGCTAGAAAGATAAAAAATCTAACACTTAAAATACATCATGATGTTGATAAAGTTACTGGCACTGAAAGTATTGATGATATCATAGGGATTCTAGAAAATCCTGTTACAGACTTTCTAAGAGAAGATGATGGCGGCGAAAATCCAGAAAAAATTGGAGAAGGAGTAGAGGATTATGTCGAATTCTTATCAGAAAACAAATGTGATATTATTGGCATACCCACTGGGTTCTCAAAATACGACGAAGCCATTGGTGGCGGTTTGCGACGAAAATGCGTGGACCTTGTTTCAGCAAGACCAAAAGTTGGTAAGTCAGTATTTGCAGATAACGTTGCCCTTAATGTGTCTTCCTTGGGAATTCCCGTACTAGTTCTAGACACAGAAATGTCGAAAGAGGACCATCTTAATAGACTTATTGCAAATATTAGTGGCACTCCTATAAATGAATTATCTACTGGCAAATTTGTAGACGATCCAGATAAAGATAAAAAAGTCAGAGAGGCAGTAGAGAAGTTAGGCTCTATACCATATAGCTATGTTAGTGTTGCGGGAAAGCCGTTTGAACAAATTCTTAACATTATTAAGAGGTGGATAGTACAAGAAGTAAAGACAGATGAAACAGGTAAAACTAATGAATGCTTGATCATCTACGATTATTTAAAGTTGATGTCATCGTCATCTATTACAAACAATATACAGGAATATCAAGCGTTGGGATTTCAAATTACCTCTCTTCATAATTTATGCGTTAAGCTAGACATACCTTGTCTATCCTTCGTGCAATTAAACAGAGATGGTATAACAAAGGAAAGCACAGACGCTGTAAGTGGTTCAGATAGACTAATTTGGCTTTGTACTTCTTTCAGTATATTCAAAGCTAAATCACCAGAAGAACTTGCTGAAGATGGCCCAAATGCAGGAAATAGAAAACTTGTACCTATTGTTTCAAGACATGGCGCTGGGATGGACGATGGTGATTACATCAATATGCAAATGATTGGATCTCATGCAAAATTAGTAGAACTCAAAACAAGAAATGAATTCAAAAATGCTCCAGTTGGAGATACGGGCCTAATTGACTCAAGCGATATGGACAAAATCAAAAATGAACTTGAAGCAACTGAAGAAGAAGCTCAATAAAGAAGCTGAAACTGTTTTCAAGAAGCTAGGTATGGAGTGCGAAGTATTCAACAATAATGTATACTCAACATGTCCAGCGCATGAGGGAAGTGATAACCCAAGAGCTTTTTCTTTTTCGATAGATAAATGCATATGGAAGTGCTGGACTAGGGATTGTCAAAGTGAATATCAAAATGACATATTTGGACTCATACAAGCCGCATTGTCTGCTCAAGAAGGAAAAAGTTTGGAGTTTAAGGATGTGCTAAAATGGATCTCATCTGAATTTAATATCTCAAACTATAACTCGTATCAATCTCCAGTAGATTCTGAAGATGAAGATGACTTTGCGACATTGATAAAACAATGTAGTAAACAAAATATCGAGTTTACAGACATAGAAATAGAAAATAAGCATAGTGTGGAAACGCCATCAGAATATTTCAACGGTAGGGGTTTTAACAAATCTACACTAAAATATTTTGGAGTGGGAGATTGCCTAGAAAATGGTATAATGAAGGAAAGAGCAATCATACCAATACACAATGATAATGGCCAAAAGCTTGTGGGATTAATAGGAAGGGCTACTAAGCATTATAGATCTCCAAAATTCCTATTTTACCCAACGGGTTTTAACAAAAGAAACTATTTCTACAACTACCATAGAGCAATTAAAACCGCACAAGAAAAGTCATGTATCTTTATTACAGAAGGACAAGGCGATGTGTGGAAATTGTACGAAGCAGGAGTGAAAAATGCTGTTGGTGTCTTTGGTAAGAACATATCTGAAGCACAAATAGAAAAACTAATGAATACAAGCATAACTAAAATAGTTGTATTAATGGACAACGATCAGGCTGGCAGAGAAGCTGTAATGGAAATATACAGAAAGTTAAACAGAAGTCACAAGTTAATATTCCCCAAACTATCAAATAAAGATCTTGGCGATATGCCAGTGTCAAAAATTAAAAAGTCTATACTAAACACTCTGGAGGGATTGTACTAATGAAAATTATTGGGATATCAGGTAGAAAGCAGTCTGGTAAAAATACTGTTGCAAATATTTTGAGCGGCAAGGTTTTAAAGGACAATATGCTTGTTGAAGATTTTAGAATTAGTAACAATGGTGAGCTTGAAGTTAAAACAGAAAATGCATATGGGCAAACTGGGTGGGGAATATTTGATCTAACTAGAAAAGATCAAGAATTTATTGAATATACAGAACCAAACGTATGGCCTTTTGTAAAATTGTATCACTTTGCAGATTATTTAAAGGCAATATGTGTGGACTTATTTGATTTAACACATGAGCAAGTCTATGGTACTGATGATCAAAAAAATACAGCTACTCCATATGGAAAGACTGCTAGAGATTTCTTACAGTATTTTGGTACAGATGTCATGAGAAACATAAAAGATACGGTATGGGTTGATTACACCATCTCTAAAATACTGAAGGATGAATCAGAACTTGCGCTGATTCCAGATGTAAGATTTCCAAACGAAGTGAATGCAATACATGAAGCGGGCGGTATTGTTATTCGTCTCACAAGAGATACAAAATCCAGCGATCACCCGTGTGAAACTGCTCTTGATTATGAAAACTTTAATTGGGACGATTTTGATATAATAGTAGATAATGCAGAGTATTCTGTTCAAGAATTATACAAGGAAATTTCCTCCCTTAGCCCAGTTTGGAGAATTTAATGCTAATTACATATGTGAGATCATCTAGTTATAATAACTATGCTTATTGTCAAATGCAGTATTTTATTACCTATGTTTTAGGCCACCAATCTATTAGTGGGAAAAAGGCAGAACTTGGGACTATTGTTCACAAAGTCATGGAATCTTTAGCTAGATTCAAGAAAGAGGATCAAGAAAAAGACGGAAGAACTAAGTACCTTAAAATTAATGATGACGCCCTTGGAACCGTACAAAGAAAAAGAGATACTCTGTATGAAGATTCCACTGTTGAGATTTTGCTGGACTTAAGCTATGCATTTTACACTGGAGAATCTACCCACAGGTGGAGCGAAAGCGACAAGAAAACCTGTAGAGATTTAATTTGGAAAACATTGGAATACAATGAAGGACAGTTCGATCCACGAAAGAGGGATGTTCTAGCACCAGAACCACACTTCGACATACCAATTGAAGAAGATTGGGCAAAATTCACCTATAAGATGCCAGACGGAAAAGAAGTCAAGGGACAACTAGCCATCAAAGGAACTATTGACCTTGTAACAAAGGTAGACGATGATACAATAGAGGTCATCGATTGGAAAACAGGAAGAAGGCTAGATTGGGCTACTGGAGAAGAGAAGACATATGAAAAGCTATGTTCAGATCCCCAACTGCTACTGTATAATTATGCTATATCTAAGCTATTTCCTGAATATAAACAAGCCATTATGTCAATATTCTTTATTAAAGACGGTGGACCATTTTCTATGTGTTTTGACAAGTCTGATCAGGATAAGTTCCTAAATATGCTTAAAGAGAGATTTCAAGAAATCCAGAAAAATAACACCCCAAGGCCCATTTCTTCTGACAGAAGCAACTGGAAATGCACTAAATTGTGCCATTTTTGCAAAAACAACTGGCCTGAAACAGAAGATAATATGTGTATGTATATAGAGAAGCACCTCAAACAGCACGGTATGGACAAAACCATTGCTAACTGTAGCAGAGAGGGTTTCGACATAGGATTTTACGAGGCTCCCGGTTGATATGAAAAAGATATTAACAATAGGAATGGCCACGTATGATGACTACGATGGGGTGTTCTTTACTATACAATCGCTCAGAATGCATCACGAAATGTGCAACTCTGAAGCTGTTGAATATATAGTTTTAGATACAAATCCTAGTAGTTCTCATGGTCAAGAAGTTAAAAAATTTGTAACTACTGGCCTTAACGGTAAAGGAAAATATATAGAAAAAAGTAGTGGTAATATTAGCTCTTTCAATAAATACGAAATTGTTGATCACGCCATCGGAAAGTATGTATTAATACTTGATTGTCATGTCTTAATACAAAGCAAAGGTATAGATAGTTTATTAGATTACTATCTAGAAAATAGCAACTGTAAGAACTTAGTACAAGGCCCGTTACTTTACGATGATTTACAGAATGTATCAACTCACTTCCAAGAAGTTTGGCGAGGTGATATGTATGGCATCTGGGAAACCAATAGAGCAGCATACGAAAGGGGAGAGCCTTTTGAAATACCTATGAATGGGATGGGCTTATGCTCTTTTGAGAGAAAGAACTGGCCGGGAATATCAAAACACTTCAAGGGCTTTGGTGCAGAAGAAGGATATATCGCAGAGAAGTTTAGAGTTAACGGCGGTAAGAACATATGTTTACCAACACTTGGGTGGAACCATCGGTTTGGTAGACCAAGCGGAGTAAAATACAGATTAGTGCTAGAGGACAGAATATGGAACTATTTCGTTGGTTGGCTAGAGATTCACAAAGATCCTGAACATCCGATGATCATAGACACTTACAATCATTTTAAGAAAAGAATACCAGAGTCTAGTTTAAACAACATCCTATATAACGCTAAAAAAATAACAGGAGTTTAACATGCCCATACCATCACCAAACAAAGATGAAGATAGAAAATCATTCATGTCAAGATGTATGAGTGATAGCAAGATGAACAAAGAATATCCAGACCAAAAGCAAAGAACAGCTGTGTGTATGAGTAAAGCGTGTGAAAATATGGATATGGTTTCTCACGCTGATTTTCAGATGTATTTTGAAGAGTTTGGATCTGAAGAAGAACTAACAGAAGATAACTTCTACGCCCCCACAGAAGCAGAATATGAAGACTTTGGTGAAGAAACAGAAGAGTGGGACATTTCTATTGCCAAGCCGGGACTATGGGAGAACATTCGCAAAAAGAAAGAACGAGAAGGTAAAAACT